GACGACTGGTCACGCGGCGGGCACGGTTGGATTCCAGGGTACGTGCTGCTTTACGGATGCTGTTCAGGCTGATCGCGGTGTTCACAGCAGCGCGGCTGGAGCCGTTTGCGTAGATCACAGTCGAACCGGCCTTCAACACGCCGTAGCGAACCAGCTCCATCACCTCGGCCAGGGTCTCGCCAGTCAGCTTGACCATCTCGCCGGGGATGTCGTCTTCGTACAGTTGCTCGGTTTTCGAGCTGTACTTGAACAACACACCGTACTGCTGGAGCTGAACGGACACGTCCTGGAAGGAGATGGTGTTGGAGTTAGGAGTCACACCCTCAGCCAACACGAAGTTGGAAGCGGTGATGTCCGGTGTACCCACATAGCGGGTGCTGTTCTCAATCGTGGTGCCAACGGTCGTAGCGCCAAATGGCAGAGTACGACGGAACACCAAGGTGTCTGTCGAATTCTGGGGCATTTCGCGTTGTGTACCGAAGTCGCCGAGAACGGTGATGGGCTGGGCGTGCTCAAGCATGCCTTGCGCAGCACGGATTAAATTCCGCGATGCGACTGTGCCGTAATTTTGAATAGCCATTTTGAAGATTCCTTACAAAAATAAGTAGTTAATAGCCGCGCTTTGCGAGTTGTTCCTCGCGTCGCTTGGCCTCGTAGTTCCAAACTTCTTCCGGCGACATGTCGTCCAATGTCTTGGGCGGCGGTGTCTGACCGGGTCGGGTCGTCGCAGCAGCGGCGAGACGTGCTCCGCGCTCTTGCTTAATTTCCGATGCGGGTTTTGCCTTTGCAACGTGGAACAAGTCCAACATGCGAATGGCATCACGCGCAGCCGTGCTATCAGCCAAGGCTTTCACCTCAGCCGGTTGAAGTGCATACCAGGCGGCGAAATCCGGTGTATTGACCGTATCGCGCCAGTTCTCGTACTTACCTTCAACACGGGCCTCTTCGAGGGCGACCTTCATCGTCTCGCGCTCTGCGGCTATCTGCCGTTGTACATAGTCCACGATATCCGTGGCCTTGACACCGGGTTCCATGCCGCTTAGCTTTGAGCCGACGTATTCCTCCATCGCTCCAGCCCACTCGGGGAAATCCTGCTTGAGCTGCTCCCACTTCTCTGGGTTCTTGGCGGCGGCAGCCATTTGTCCCTGGCTAGGCGCGGCATCGACCGAAGTCGCTGCTTGGCGTCCTTGCTGGAATTCACGCTGCATCGCAGCCACGCGACCCTCGGCAGTCTTTACGTGGTGCAGCAATTGAGCATTAGCCTGCTCCAATTGGGTGATCTTGCCTAGGGCAATTTTCACTTCCTCCGGGAGTCCGGCCAGGGGGTCAACTGGTGCCTCCGGCTCTGGTGCAGCAGCCTGCGGTTCGGGTGTTTCCTGTGGCGGGGTTTCCGGCACAGGGGCTGCGGCTTCAAATGCGGGTGTTTGATCACCGGCATCGAGCTTGGTAGCCTCCTCGTTCCACATCGCTTGCGCCTCTGCTTGAGACAGTTCGTTTTCTTCCACAATGCTCTCCAATAAAAAAAAGCCGCCAACGGCGGCCTACTCACACAGCCGAGGTGGACTATTCGTCCAGCTCAGCCACCACACCCCGAGTTGCCTGGTTGGGCAAGTCGAGAAATCGTTTGAGCATTTTGATTTCACCGCGCAACGCCGCAGTCTCATTTTCGGAGAGACCGACTGCGTCGTTTTTGACACGCGCTCGCTCAAGCTCTTTTTCAGCCCATTTGCGAAGTTGGTGCCAGGTTGCGGTAGTGAAATCGTTCATGCCATCAGAAAAGCCAGGTCATTGCCTGGCTTTGTAATTTTTGGGCGCAAGGCCCCTGCCCATAGTATAGGGCGGGAGTTGGATTCTTGCAACACTGTTATCTGCCCGCTACTGCCCGCTTAATACTGGTTTTTGATGTAGCGAGGATAGAAGCAAAGAGACGCGGTAATCGCGGTGCTTGTGCCGCCTGCGGAGATAGCGCGAACAAACGGAGGCATCTCGTTAGGCGAATGGTTAGCCGTGGTGGTGTAGGCCATATTGGCCGTGCCGCCTTTTTGCGTCATGGCGTGCCAGTTGGTCCCATCGCTTGAGCCTTGCCAAGTGATGGTGGCTCCGCCAAAGGTGCCAAAGGTATGACAGGTCATGTCACCGGCAGCAGGCAATTGGAATGCCGTACCTGTGTCTGCGCTGGTCAATGCCCAAGTCACGATCACCGCGCCTGGTGCGGTGTCTCGACTGATGGTTGCGTTTACTGATGCCATGATGAAGTCCTTTCGTTAGATGCCGGAGCCGGTTTGCAGTTTGAGGTTTTGCTCGGCAGCGTAGATTTCCTTTTTGCTGCGTTCGCGGATAGCCGTATCGGCCAGTTTCGCCTTGATGGTTTCGAGGCTAATATTTTGCGTGTTCGACATTTTCAACATCTCGATCTCGCGTGTCATTTGCAGCTCGGCCATGCGTAGCTCGCCCTCTTGCTGGGCCAAGCCTTGGCGCATTTGAATCTCGGCGGCGTCGGCCTGGTTCTGTGCCTGGGCTTTTTGCATGTCTGCCTGGGCGCGGATTTGCGCTGCCTGGATGCGCGGATCGGATGGCGCTTCCTGTGGGTTGGCAGCCGCTTTGGCTTGCTGCTCTTTGATCTTTTCCAGCTCGTCGTCCGCCTTGAACACGTCCTTGGGGTCGATGTGCTGAGCTTGCAGCGCTGTCTCGAACAGCTTTTGCGGGTCCAGGTAGACGCCAAATACGGGGTTGGCCGCAGCGGCAAGCAGGTTCAGGAACGACTGGTTCTGGATATCGCGGATCAGCAGGGCCGATGAGCCGCGTGCGTCGACGCTGAAGTCGCCTTTGATCTCCTCGTCCTCGCTGTACATCATGTTGTAGTCGTAGTAGCGACGGATGTGCGGCTTGGTGATCATGTCGTCAAACTGCTTGACCAGGCGGCGCAGGACCACGTTGGCGCTGTTCATCAGCATCTGCATGCCGCCCACGGTGTCAGGCGCTGCGCCCTTCTCGCCCTGGGTGATGGCGGGCACGCCGGTCTCTTGGTCGGCCAGCTCCATGGCCATCTTGATAATCCCGGCCAATTCGACTTGGTGACTGTTGAACTCGACTGCTGTGAATGCCTTGCGCACGTCGTCAATATCGTCGGTGGCAAACCAAATCTTGCGTGCGCTAAGCTGCCATTGCTTATCGGCAGGCTGGATGGCGCCCGGCTTGACGATGATCTGCGGGCCGCTGGTCACGCCAGAGTTGTCCATCATCTGGCGCCAAGCCGCATTGAGCACGCGCTGCTGCGCGCGCATGAGGTATGGCACTCCATAACCCCAGACGCTGTTGGCGACCTTCTCCCAGACGAAGAAGTCGTATGGCAGCTCGCCACCTTCCAGTGGGTTCATGAAGGTTTTGACCACAGTGCTGTTGATCATCACGACGCAAGCGCTCAGGCTGCGCAGCTCGTCCTTCTCGCCCACGTCCAGGCCGGTGGCCATCAGGTCCTCGTGATCCACTTCGCCCCAGTAGGTCCACATCTCGTAGACGTCGCGCGCGATGTCGCGCTGGTCGTCGTCCTTCAGCTCTTGGAACGTGGCCGACTTCTTAGGGCCTTCCTCCAGCACCTTGCGAAGCTGCTCCTTCATGAAGCCGGGCTGCTTGGCCAGCTCGCGCACCTGGCGCGATGTGAGCTGCTCACGCTCGTAGATGCCCTTGCCGTGGTGGATGTTGTCGCCGCAGCCCGGGTCGGGCCAGACGTTGCCGGGGTCAACGCTGAAAGACGCGGGGCGCAGCTCCTCGACGATCTCCATGGTGTGCACCTGGTTGCCGTCTAGGTCCGTGTAGGGCTGCCAGGCTTTGCGTGTGCGGTTCGTGACGATCGGGCCTTTGAGCACTCCGGTGCCCAGGACGGCTGAGTTGTGCAGCACTTTGCGCACCTCGGCGTTGTAGTCGCACTCGGTGAGCTGGTCGTCGATCTCAAGCTGCATGGCGTCGGCCTTCTGGCGCGCTACGTCCATGGCAGCGCGCGCGATGTCCTTCATGCGCAGCGGGTCGCCGGTCTCAGGGTGGGTGAGCGGCTCGCCGGTTGTCTTGTCGCCAGCCATTTGGCCATCACGCGCCATCTGCATGAGCTGCGGCTTAGGCGTTGGCTGGATGCCCCAATTGCGATCGTCGGTTGGCAGCAGGATGTCGGCCAGGCGCGCTTCGCCAGCGTTGGACTTCTGCCGGGTCAGACCGATGTAGACGGTTGAGCGATGCGGCTTGGCCATCTGCGTAGTAACCGGATAGCCCTGCTCGACGCTGGTCATCATCTGACTTGCCTGCTTGGCGATGTTGTCCTTGGCGTTGTACTGGTCCATGTCTTCGAGCCAGCGTTTGTCCACGCCATAGCTGTAGCGCGAACGCACCCAGTCGTCGCGCTGATGGGCCATGCTGGCGCCAAATGCTTGCAGGCGCTCCTGCCGCATTTCCTTGAGGGCTTGTGGGTCGACGACTTCGATATCGACGTTCACTTGGGGCGGTTGCATGTCCATGGGATTGTCCTTATTGGGTTACCGATTGCATCTGTTTGGCAATCAGTCCGGTGTTTACTTGGCCCGGGACCAGGGGTTGCTGGATGTCTGGTGTAACTAATTTGGCCGATGCCTGCGTGCCAGGCGCCGTGTTTGGGCCAGTGGGGCTGCCCGGGGGCGACATAAGACCGAGCTGGGCACCCTTTATGCCAAACGGATTAGGCGCCCCGGCGGGAGTTGGGGAGAATTGGATTGTGGCCATGTCAGTACCCAGCTACTTCGTCGAATACCCCGAACACGGGGACGTTAGGCGCGCGGTTTGATCGCACCCTGGCTTCTGCCTCTTCCTGTGTCTTGGCGAAGCGGCGCATCATTATCGCGTACCTAGTAGCGGACATCAGGTCGTCGGTCAGCTTGACGACCATGCCGTCCTTGCGGTGGTACAGGCGAAACTCCTCGAACCAGTCTTCCAGGTGGGAGAACACCCGCAGGCGCATGGTCTGCATGCGTGTCAGCATGTCGGACAGACCGGCCTCTACGCCGTTGCTGCCATCCTCGAATGTGGCTTTGTCCTTGAGTAGGTTCAGCCCCTGGTCGCGGTATTGCTTGGCCAGTTGCTCACCCGAGCCGCCCTTGTCTCGTTGCAGGCCGTCGTGCGGCCAGGCAATTGGCACCCACTCGCCCCTGGCCCGAATGGCCATAGCGTGACCGGCAATGCCGGGCTCGCTTTTGCGGTACGTGTCGGTGACGTAAATCGTGTCGCTGTCTCGGTCCCATGCCAGCCAGACCGATGCGGTTGGGTGGTCGACACCGAAGTCGATGCCCGTGATGCGTGGCCAATGCGGCGGTATCGGGAAAGCCCGGACCTTGATTGCCTCCTCGGCAACGGGGAACACGCGCCCACTGCCCAGGATGGGAATGCCCTTGGCGCGGGCCTCGCGCTCGTGCTCCGGGTAGCTTGCCACAATGGCATCGCGCTGCTCAGGCGTGTAGTGCTCAGCGTCGTAGATCGTCATGCTGGTCACGTTGGACCCGGCAGGCTTGTCGATCAGGAAGCGCTTAACCACGTCGGACATGCCCAGCAAAGGCGTGAAGGTGACGAACACCTGGCCAGCGGTTGCCTGGGTACGGGTCAGGCCCTCAGAATAAATTGACAGCGGCGGCTCCTCGTCAAACCAGACGAAGTCCACGGTGTCGGCCTGCCACTTGGTGCGGCCCTGGTCGTAGCTGTTGAACTGGATGACCGAGTCCTCGCCGCACTCGTGGCGCACCACGACGCTAGACACGGCATCAGGCACACCCTGCTTCATGCTGGTGTCGCGGATGCAGGCGTGGGGAATCGCCCCGGTGCCCCATTCGTCCCGCATCTCAGGCGGGCCAAGTAACAAACGCTGGACACCCTTGCGCGTCAACTCGGCTGACTCGGAGCCGACCATGCTGCGGGTAGCGTAGGGAAAGCGCTTGCCCTTCCACCAGGAAGGATAGCGGCCCGTCGCGTGCATGGCGACCTCGAAGGCACCGGCCCAGGTCTTGCCTAGTTGGTTGCCTGCCATGAAGAGCCGTTCGCGGAAGGACGAACCGGCTTCATGGAAGGCTTCCTGCTTGGCGTAGGGCAAGTAGGTGGCCAGGCGATTGCGCTTGGCGCGGATGTCCTTCAAGCGCATCAGCTCGTAGACCTGGAGCTTTTCGTCCAGGGTGAGCTTGGTCAGGTCCAGCCGGGTCAAGTCAATTTCGCCGAGGTTCACTTGAGCGCCTTTGCGAATAGCATCTCAAGCCTGGAGTCGAGCTGCTCGTTGGTCAGGTCCAAGTGGCCGGAGAGTTTGACCTCAACGGCTTTGAGCTTGGGCTGCGTGTACTGAAGCATCTCGTTGAGCATGCGCAGCTTGGTGTCTGGGTCCAGGGCATCGCGCATCATGGGCAGCTTGGTCTTTGGGTCGACCTTGGGCACACCGTTCACGTCGCAAATCGGAATCTGCTTCTTGAGGATGGAGATGATCTCCACAGCCGGGTCGTAGCCCTCATCGACCAAAGCCTCGGCCACCGCCTTCAGGTTGATCTTCAACTCGCCGCCCTTCTTGGTGCTGCTGCTGCGGTTGGACGCGTGCGCTCTCCCAGGCTTGGCGACGGTTGGCACTTCCAGGTCGTCAAGCGTCGCCATCTTGGGCGGCGCTCCGGCCAGGTCGGCGTTGCGGGCGTTTGCTCGACTTGCTTTTTTCATGTCTTCACTGCCTTGCGAATGATGCCGTTGCGCTCGCTGATGGCGTGCGCTTTGGCTTTGGCATCTGCCTTGGACGATGCGCCCCAGGCATTGAGGCTGAGCAGCAGCCTGGTAGGTTCCCCGTTCTTGCGTTCAGGGCCAGGCATGTTGCCCATCCTGGCCAGGAAGCTGGCTCGGCGTGGGTTGTCGCCGGACTTGACCGGCGCCTTGAGGTTCATGCCCTCAGCCTTTGCGCTGGCTCGCCCCTTGGCGTTCAGGCCACCGGAGGGCGACTTGCCCTCTGCACGTTGCCAGGCAGGCGTCTTCACTTCTTCACTGCCTTGCGAATGATGCCTGCGGTCTTTGCCGATTCGCGAAAAGCCTCTGCGGTCGGCGCACCCTTGGTGCCCGGCTTGCGCATGCGCTCATCGCTCCCAGCGGCAATGCGCTCGCGTTTGGCGGCGATGTTGGCGTACAGGCCGGGCTTGGGGGCCATTAAATCTTGCCAGCGATCAGGCCGTTGTTAAAGCCTGTGGGCGCCTTGGCCATACCGCCTTTGTAGTCGGGCTGGGTGGTGTTTGTGCCAGGCATGGGGACGGGCACTTTGCCGGGGATCATGCCAGCGCCTTGGGTTGCGTTGCCGCCACCGCCGATAGCTGCGCCGGTTTTCATGGGGTTGCCTGCGGCGCGCATGGTGTTACGGCTGGCGGGATTGGAATATTCTTGCATCGTGATTCTCCTGAGATTAGGCCATCAGGCCGGGTTGGGGTTGGCGCTTTTGCGCCTCTTGCTTCCACATCTGGCCATAGTCTTCCGGGCCTTCAGTGGCTTGTTCCTGGGAGCTTTCGCCGCCCTCTTCAGCCAGCATCTTGTCTACGTATTGGCGGCACTCGTCAATGCTTTCGCACTGATAGGGCTCGCCGCCCTCGCTGGACTCAACGCTGATGCGCCCATCGTCGCCAATGGTGATCGTGATTTGTTTCATGGTTTTTCCAATGAAAAAGCCGCCCTTTCGGCGGCTCGGTTATTCGGTGAAGAGGCGAATCGAACAGACGCATCTTCCCGCCCACATTATGGGGGATTGCACTTTCCCACGTCAAGTGCCTGAATTC